TAAGATGTCGTCTCTAATCTGCAACGCTTCAAAATTGTTGTACAAGTGGTCAATGTAGCCATTACCACCCAAAGCCTTGTAACTGTTGTGCATGTTTTCGACTACATAGAACTCATCCTTGGTAGTAAATCCACGGCGGATAGCTCTACGAATGTCACGGTCGAGGCGCATTCTCATGGTTACAAGATGTGCCTCATCGTGCAGTTTTAACTTTGCTTGTACTTCGTCAATTTTGGTGTTGCTGTCGCATGCAGTTTCTTGGACATCTTTGATTTTCCCTTTAACATCGTCCAATTCAGAAATGATTTGGTCTGTTAGTTCCTTTGATTTCTTCGGCATTTTATACCCAAGCCAAGCAACGACGATTGGCGTGGCAACTGGTAGCACGTTCATGAAGAAATGCTCTGTTGATTGTAAGACGTCCATAAACACCTCTCTAGTTCGCCAAATCGCTCAAGCCAAGGCGTTCAAGTTCTTTTTTAACACGCTCTTTGAAGCGTTTATTGACAAATGAAAAGTCAATCGCCCCACGTTTAAGCAAATTAATGTACATGTCGATTTTAGCTTGGTCTAATGTAATTTTACTCATTGTTGCTACCTCCATTGTTTTGACTAGTGCTCGCTTCGCTTGTCGGTGTAGGAATTTCATGTTCTGTCTCGCTTTCTGTTGGTTGTTCTACTGCTGGTGCAGGTTGTGTGGGTGCTTCTGCTACTGGTTGTTCAGTAGTTGGTTGCGCTGGTGCTGGTTCAGATATGACCACGTTGGGGACTCCATTTGTGGCTACTTCTGTAGCTGGTTGGGGTTCTGGTTGAACTGGTGGAGTTACTGGAGCAGGTTCAGTAGCAGTTGTCTCTGTCTCTGCAACGTGAGGTGCTTCCTCATGTCTCTCTGCGTCATCCTCATGCTCATGATCAATGCCATTATGTTTCTCAAGCACTTCCAAGCGTGCGAAGATTTCTTCGATATCGTCAGTATTATGCAAGCTGACCTTCTGCATGCCTTCCATGAGCTGATTTGCTTGTTCAAGTGCTGCAGTCGTTTTAGCCAATTGTTCTTGGTTCTTAACGATAGCACTTGTTGGGTCTAATTCAGTTCGTAGAATCTCTTTGACTGCTTCAATAAGTGTTTCATCCGTATCACCCAAATGGTCACCATCAAGTTCACGAGTGAAAAAAGTAAACGGCTTGTCACATTGAATAGAGACTTCCGTCTTGCCAACTCTAAAAAATTTATTTATTAATACAAATTCCATGTTAAATTACCTCTTTTTCTCTTTAGAATAAAATTGAAAACCACGATAGTTACGACTAGACAAAAATTGATCTTTATCTGTTGAATTGTAAAACTCTAAAGTAATTTTGTAGTAAGACCTGTTGTTCCAGCTATTAGTATAGATTTCTGCTGTTGCTGATTTGACTAATGTTGTTCGACCTGCAATGGTTAGCTTACCATTTCCCCAACGACCTGTACTATAACTATATCCAGTCCGTTCCTTTTCCAAAGAAACTGTTAATCCGCTGCCACCACTGATTGAAACTTCTTCAGACATGTCTATTTGTTTTACAAACACCCACTTCTCCCACACCAATCTCGAACCAACATATCGTTCTACAATCTCATGCCCTCCGACATAGATTCCTTCTCTTGTAGCCATAATATCACCTACTCATACACGTCATAGATAGTGTTGGGGTCTTTGGTGCTAATTGCATTATACTGTGCCTTTGACCCATACCAATACTTCATTTGCTGATTTCCGTTTTGATTTACAAATTTATTTGCGATCACTTCGGACGGTGTATTTGGAATCCCAAGTGCGGACCTGTTTACTCGTAAAACACCCGAGCTATCGACTGTAATCGTTGAGTTATCAGGTCTGACAACTCCATTTGAACCAGCTGTTGCGGTTGTGGGAGTTAGACTCACTCCGTTTTTAAAAGTCTGCACAGACACTTTTTTCAACCCACGCCCATCATGAATCATGATGTTGTCCGAGTTGTTGACCTGATATGTTTGTGGTAAATCAGTTACTTTCCGTGTCTGTGTACTAATTACTGCCATATTATACCTCCATTCTATATTTCCAATCTGCGACAATCACATGACCGTTTTCATCAGCCAGCAAGGTATGTTCTGTACCGTCTTCCGTACGAATCGGAGCAGTGAAATCATTCTGCAAGAACATGTACTCGATAGCGTTTAATCTATCTTCGTGCTCCTGAAATTCACGCTTCAAATCCTCTACAGACTCATAGCTTGCTTGTCTGACGTTATCTACGTTACCCAGACCAACTTGGTACTTCGTAACGCTATGTGGATTGTTGCGATTAGTAGCGTGAGCGTTGAACTCCTGCTTACTAGCCTGTTCCACATTCGTAACATTCCCTAGCCCCACTTGTTGTTTCGTCACATTGTGTGGGTTGTTTTGGTTTTGAATGTGAGCAGTAAGGTCTGCTTGATTCGCTTTATTTGTTGTTTGATTGCCAATAATCGCTTCAAGACCGTCTATGTCTGCAACCTTATGACGGTGGGTTGCGTCGGCTTTATTTTCCCATCGTTGCGCATCCTCAGCGCCGATAATATCTCTTGACCTCCAGATTTTAGCCATCTGTTAGAACCTCCAGTCTATATTTGAATCGTGTCGTTGTTTCAATCGGAACGTATACATCAATAACAGACTGAGGCACATTTGAAGCGTCTAACAACTCAATCTTATTGATTTCTCTTATTGAGTCTGGTATCAAGAAATCAATCAAGACAAAATGTTGTTCTCGTTGTTTCTGTATCGTCACGATTTGATTATTGTTCAACCTTGCTTTGTTGATTTTGGCTAGTACGGTTTCTGTAACTGTATTTAGTAACGTTTCTTTAATCATTGAATAAAACCTCCTCCTGTGTCCCTTCATATTCAAAAGGTGTCACTCCTACAACTGCATACCCTGCTCTAGCAAAATCTACTGAAGTCTTGAATAACCGTTCTTTCAATTTGACACGCTCTGTTACTGTCGGGATATGTGTATAGCCCATATTTGCTGGCTTGATTGCGTTGACAAAGATAACTGACTCTCTGAAAAGTCCACTCGTTTCTGCACCAGACTCAATCAGTAGGACCTGATTAGCGAAATCTACTGAAGCCTTGTACTTTCCTTTGCCGAAAAGGTCGTCCAATTTGCGAATTAAAAACCACCAAGAAAATGGTGGTCTCATATTGATCCGCAGTAAAACACGCTCTCTTCTCCAGTCCAACGTATCGTCGGCGTGAGCGACAATACCGTAGACTTCTTCAAATTTCGTTAAGGTAGGAACGTCACAATACATAATAAACTGGTTCTTGATGAACTGCTCTAACGAGACAGTCCCGTCTTTAAACAGAGCATTTTCAACCCGAATCAGTTCTTTCATATCTTTGACGCCCTCGTAGTAATCTGGAACGTATTCAGATAAGTTTACTTCTTTCACCATTAAACCGTCCTCACTGTTCCTTTATACGGCAATTGTTGTAATTGTCCTGTGAAAACAAGCGATAAATCAGCTTCACGGTTGTTCAGTTTCATCTTATCAACGTTTGCGATACCTGTGATGGTCAGTAACTTGGCCATTAACTGCGAGCGATAGATTTTCATACTGTAGGTGTTGACATCTGAGTATTGCGCCCAGTTCTTTCTCAAATCTAAGAAATACTGGTCTAGAGCCTTGTCTACCAGTTCTTTTACTTGATTTAGCTGATATCCTGTCATTAACTCAAGTTTAAACTCAATATCAATTGGGAAGCGTGTCGCGGTCGTAACCGTCACACGATGATTGATAGGAGCAAGTCCAACGCCTTTTCCAGTATATTCTAGTGGATCCAGAACGTTTTGCACCTTCTTGATTGTCTCGGTAGATGCCAAGTTTAAGTCGTTGTCTAAAACAACCACTTTAACCGTTCCTGAACCATTCCAAACTGGATAAACCTGAACTGCACCAACACCGTCAATTTCACGAACACGCTGAACATACTCAATGAAGTTGCCTCCAAAAGGTTTCTCGTTGACGTAAATCAAGAAACGCTTTCGCAATTCATCGTCGGTTTCTTCATCTTGACCAGATGTAACGATTTCCCCTAAGACTGCTGTAGCGAGGTTTCTGTAGTTCTCCAAGGGCAAGATATTACCATAGTAGCGATTTCCGACAACGCCAGTCGTCTCACACTCTACTTCATACTTACCAGCTACATTAGTTGCACGAACTACCTTGTAGATGAGTGCAGCATCGTCAATTGTCGCAAAACGAGAACCTAAAGCGATTTGTACGCCTTCTTTTCTCTCGTTTTTAAACTCCGCAAAGCGTACCGCTTTTTTTGACGGATAACGATGTAGACCGAACTCTTCCGCTTTGTAGTCTAGGTATTGGCCAATAGCAGTCTGTGGAAATGTATCTAGCAGTAGATTTTTTAACTGCAAATAAAAACCAGCTAACTCGTAACAAGCAGGCGCTAATGCGTCATAGATGATAGAACCTTCCCGTGTATCAATATTTTCATTGACACGAGAAAGAGCGTCATTCATCAGATAATCAAACGTGTATTTTTCTAAGAAATCACCTATCATTAATCAGCGTCACCTCCTTTTCAACTTTAAATAAACCAGATATAGTATGGACTTCAAAGACACAAAGCAAGCTGTCCTTAGTTTGTTGCTTGATGTAGAAATTTTGAACACTTTTAATTCTTGTATCAACTAGCAAGGCTTGAGAAATTGTTCTCTCAAGGTCAGCTTTTACAAAATCATAAGGTTTTCCAATCAAGCGCTCCAACTCTACTCCGTAGTTTGAAGAGTAAATCACCCACTCAAACCGTTCTGTAAGCAGAATCTTTTCAACTGCTTGCCTCATGGCTTCTAATCCATCTATATATCCGTGTATTCTGCCATTTTTCACTTGATAGGTGTAGGATGGCAAAACAACTTCTTCAATGTTTCGTATATCTACCATCTTCACTCCATCCTTTGTAAAACGTAGTATAATTGCCCGTTCTGGGCTTTAATCATTAAGACTTTGTCTCCTGTTTCAAGATCACGAAAAACAATCCATCTCTTGTTGTCCCCTTCAGTATCTCCAGTACGTAGTTCTTTAACCATCGGGCTTAGAACTAAAAAGGACTCAGGGATTTCAAGTTTATTATTGACCTTGATTGTCAGAGGAGAAACAGATGTGACAGAGCCAAAAACAATGTCTGTTCTGTCCGTCCCATCATCTACTCCTTGCGCCAAAAGGCGTGCTAATAACTCTCCTGCCATTATTCCAGCGTCCTCAATTCTAAATCCATTGTATGCACCTTGTCCCACTTGTGGGTACATTTAGAGATAATACCAAGACTGTTCTTCTTAATCCCTTCAGACTCTAAATCAGCAAAATCCAGCACAACACTATTGCCTGCACTGATGCCAAGATGTCCTAGGCAAGGGACTTTAAAAGTCTTTTTAGGATGATTTTTAGCTTTCAACAAGAGTTCAGCCTTCTGTTGAATCTGACTCTCATTCATCTTTTCATCCACTTTTTCGTGGTACTGCAACTTGCCCCAAAGAGCAACATTCTTAGAGTCTTTCACTACGTAAACTTCACGCTTCTTACTCTGTTTGTTATCCTTAGTTAACTTCACATAGTTGTAGCTGTCATCGATAGAACCCTCATAGTCAAAGTCTGTCGCTACGCTATCATCCCCAATCACCAAGTCAGTAATCAGCGAATTTAAGGCTATATGCTCGACTGTACCAAAGTTATCTCTGATAATGTACCACATGCCACCATGAATCAAAGTTAAGTCCAAAGCGTTCTGGATCATCGCAAAATAAGTTTTCTTATCTTCGATTTTCTCAGGGCACGTCCAGTTCCCTTCATCAACAACCTTGTACTCAAGTTCTGATATTTCGCAAATCTTGCTAAAGATTTCATGACTTTTAGAGGCTTCAAACACGATTGTATCCGTGTTTTTCAGATACCTCATTCTGTCATAAGCAGTAACCGACCATTTCTTAGCTGATTTCCGCTTTTTCTTGAAAACCTTACCGTAAAAGATGCCCTTATCATCCACCTTGAAGCGAATAACATCCCCAAAGTTACAAGCAACCTGCGAGTCTATGATCATATCAAACTCAAGTTTTCCCGGCTGAAAATCAATACTGGTTTCCCATTTGACACCTCCGACCAACTCAGTGATATCAAAGACTTTACCGTCATTCACATCTTGAATCAGAAATTCCATCATAGGACTTGCACCGAATCAGCAGTAACCCAACCACGCCAACCGCCATCCAGCATGGTAACGTGATAAGGATGTGACCCTTTCATATTGATATAATTGACAAGCCTAGTTGCATTTGACTCAGTTTGACCAGGCCCTTCTCCGTAGCTATCCCTATGCAGCTGCCCATTGACGAGCACCTTTGCACCGATAGTCACTTCTTTCTTAGTCGAAGGGGCTTGTTCTTTCTGAGGCTGACTAGCTTTCTTCTCTTCTGATACCTTCTTTTCGATTTTTACAAACCGAGCCTTGGCCATCTTGTACTCTTTGAAAGTGATGTCATAGTAAACATCCTCATGAATACCAGCTTTTCTTTGTTGCTCAAAACTCTCAACTGTCGCAAGCATATTGATACCCACGCCAGAGATAATTAAGCGACAAGGTTCTTTCCCGTCCATGATTTTCTTTAAGAGTCGGACATAGGTTTCAGGCGTTCCTGATTTATTCAGGACATAAGAGCGAAAAGTGTCTCTAGGGAAGAATGAAGTGAAAGTAACCTCAGAGAGTTTAGGAAAACTCACCTGGGTTATTTCTCCTAGCGCAATACTCGTTGTTGACTCGTTATTTGCGCTATTCTTTGTTTTCAGTTCTTCGGGATTGACAGGAAGTTGTGTGACCTGACCTTTGTACTCTACGAAAATACCAATCGCCATTTCTTTCTACCTCCTACGCAATTCCTAGGTCGCTATCGACCAAACCAACAATCTTTTCTTCAATTCTGTCAACCAAATCGTCGATATCCTGTTCAGTAGCGCTATTTTTAGACTCGTAATTTACGCTAACTTGAGGTGTTAGAACTTGGTAATCAATGATGTACTTACGTTCTGCAACATCACGCATCATCTTGATATCTTCGTCTTTCAGCTTGACCTCATCTTCAATCTTACCGACGTTACCAATGTTCTTGCCTTTACCTAGCTTGTCGCCAAGGCCACCAGCACCACCAGAAGGAGCACCAGCCCCTGCTGGTGTTTGGTTCATTTGGTCAAACTTAGAAGCAAGTTCGTCTTGAGCTTTCATCTTATCAGCGAAACCTTGCATAGCATCACCAATACCTTGACCAAAAGCCTTAGTACCACTAAAAGCATTGCCAGCAGTTGAGAAAGGATTTTTCATACCATCCCACAAACCACCTGGAGTTATCATGTTAGCACGCATGCCATCAAAAGATTCATAATCATCAGGAGCCTCTCCTGGATTAAACATCTCTCCCATAGCACGAATACCATTGGCAAAACTACCGTCATTGGACATGTAACCCATTTCGCCAACTTTTCCTAGATTCACTCCTGGTATCTTATTCAAAGCGTCAATGATCCAGTTGATAGCTTTAATAGCCATATTGGCACCTGCTATAAAAGCATTACCGATAGATTGTGCTACATTGACTACCCCATCAACAAACGTAGCAAAATAATCTAATACAGTTCGAACAAGATTATAAAATAACTTTCTGATGGAATATATCGGGTGCTTAAAGACATTTCTCAAAAATTCTGCAACTGCTAAACCAATGTTGTAAATACCTATGAAGAGGTTCACAATCGGTGCAATCATATACATTACAAGATTGATAACGAACATAATGATGTCATAAACTACCGTCCCGACAAATACAAAGGCTGCAACGATAGCAGCTGCAACATCTAAGAATGAAATCCCCATAGCGTTTAGAACTGTAGCAATTAAGAGAGCGACGGCAATAATACCAATCATAACTAAATAGACTAATGCCCATGGAGCCTGTGCAATCATGCCTGCTACAAATATAGCAATACCTACTATGGTAGCTACAGTTGCGACCATAATCAAAGCAGTAATTACAAAGTTAATGTTCTCAGTAACCCAGTTCCAACCTGCAACAAAGAGATTAAAGAGCCATAACGCAATCTGGCCAATCGCAAACATAGCGGTCTCTAAACCTGCCATGAAGTTTTGCCCAGCGGTACTGTTAATGAACTCTTGCCATGCTTGAATTAAAGGCTGAAATGCGTATGAAGCTACGTTACCAACCTGAGTCATCATGTCTGCAAAGGTCATCGGCATTTTCGCAAATTCAGCGTTTGTTTCAACTGCTGAACCAAGCAAAGCGTTCTTAAGAGTATCTCCAGTTAACTGACCATCTTTAGCCATTGCCCTCAATTGACCAACGCTAACGCCAAGATGACTAGCTAGTTTTTGGGCAACAAGAGGAGCGTTCTCCATCATAGAGTTAAACTCATCACCACGAAGAACCCCTGAAGCAAGCGCCTGTGTGATTTGAAGCGTCCCTGCTTTTTGTTGCTCTAAGCTTGCACCACCAATTTTATACAGTTTGTTCAACTGTTCAGCGAATGCAATAGCTTCATCATTGCTTTTAAAGGCTTCTCCAGCTTGAGAGCGTAGTTTAGCCACAAAGTCTGCCATGATACCGAAGCCAGTCCTTGAGCGTTGTGCTGCTGCCATGATACCGTCTTGAAGCTCTTGGCCAGTCCTTGTTCCGTCTTCTATCGTTTTTAGCCTTGCCATGGTCTGAATATAATCATCGCCTGACTTAATCAGGCCACTCATTAAATTAGCCATTTGCCTCAAGGCTTGAATAGCCACCATGAAATTCAAAGCACGAGAAATAGAGGTCATACGGCCAAGCATGGATGTAGCAACGCCTAAGCCACCAATAAGTGGCCCAGTTGAAGGGAGTTTAGGAGTGATAGGTGTCGCCATTTTAGGTGCTACAGGACTAGCAACTTTAGGCGCAGTTAGATTTTTAGGCATATCTGCTTTGACCTTAATTGTTGCAGTTTGCGTCATCTTCTTAACACGTCTGTCCAAATCGCTAAACTTTCCGATAGTTCGGTCGATTGTATTATTAATACTGTTCAATGAACTAGAAAATTTATCTTTAAGAGTTAGTGTTTGAGTTAATGTAGCCATCTTCTACCGTCTCCTCCTTCCTCTACTTTTTCTTTCCATTTCTTTCTGTTCCTTTTGCTCTGCTTCTACTCGGATATCGATAAAGGCAAAAATCAAGGCTTTTTCACGCTTGGATAAGCTATCCAAAAAGGACGGAGTCCAGTTGAATTGATGCAAACAGTAGTAAGCATAACTCAACTCTGCGTCCCCGTCCTCTAGTCGTTTTTTGCTTCTTCGACAAGATCATTGATATCTTCATCAAAGCCGTTAAGCGACTGGATTTCTTGCATAAGTCGATTATATTCCCCAATCTTCAACATAGTTTTCAATGTTGCTGCTTCATCCCCAACTGTATGATAAGACTCTTGTAGTTGAGCATCTTTTAAGTCTGGGGTAACAACGCAGGCTACCATCAATGAGTCAATGTATCTTTCATTGTTAAACTCAGGAATAGTCACACCTTGACGATTTTTCTTCTTGATTGTTGCACGTTTCTTCAACGTATCATTTAAACTTTCGTCAATACTACGAATGACAAAAGGAGATTTGAAACGTTCCAGTGTCACTTCTTTAGTTTCATCTCGTTGAACGTTTTCTAGTAAAAAGTCTGAAATTGCCATTTATCTATCCTCTTTCTAACCTAATTTAGGCGCATTAAATTTTTCCAAGATATCCACATCTTCAAAAGTAAAGTTGACTTCTTCTTCCAAGAAATCTTCCTCAACTTTTAGTTGACCCATCACAACTTCATCAAGGTTACATTCACGCAAGATAGTTGTTTGACGACCGATTGAACTTGTCGCATCGTCATTGGTCACTTGGATATCAAAGAATGTATCACGACCATTCTTCATGTAGTCCAACATCATTTCCTTGAATGTTGAAGTTACACCGTAGATGGTCATCTTACCTTCTCCCTTGAAACCAGTCGCTTTTACTTGCGTACCACGTTTGTTAAGGGTGCGGACTTCTTCTTTGTTTTTCTTAACTGTCGCTTCAAGTTCTTTGATATAGAACATGAACTCATTTTTGCCATCGACGTGAATAAAAGCAGTACCTTCTTGACCACTGATTACGTCACGACCTTTCAAATAAGCCATATTTTCTCCTTTTCTAATCTACTACAACTGTCATATACAGTTTTTCCATGCTGTCCACTGGTTTAACTTTAACGTTAACCACTACAGACTCTTTCAACTCACCACGTAGCACCTCGATGTCTTCAACTTTGAAGTCTTCAATAGCGCCACGAGCCTCAAGGTCTTTGAAGTAACGAATACGGTTCGCCTTGAACGCTTGACGTCCATCTTCGTTGTTGTCAACTTTTCCAAGGAAATATTCAGAAAATACATGCTTTGTATCATTTCTAATATCGTCCAAGGTTCGAAGCATACGATTTTTTTGGAAATCTTGATTAATTTCTGATGTGATAGTTACAAGTGAGTTGATATCTTTTTCAACAACTGCTCTATCACGTTTGTTCGTGAACACAAAGTGTCCTTTTTGAAGAGCAGCAATCGTCTCTGTATGGCTCAAACGACCCACAACATCAACAGAGTCTTCATACTTCTCATAAGTCAATGATTTTTCAACACCGGCATTTGCACTTGCTGCTGCAACCCATACCGTCGCTTTAGTCTTATCAATAACCGTCTTATCAGACAAGATAACACCGTTTTTAACGTTGATGACCGCTTCACTGTCTGCGTCTGAGTCTGCAACAACCAATTGAGCACCAAGCCCTTCATCTTCACGCATACGTTTGATAAAGTTGATAGCCGCCTTCTTGATAGAAGCGTCTTCTACTGGCAAGGCCATATAGTTAAATTCAACTGTTTCAAGTGCTTTGAAGTATTCTGAGTAGTCTTGCGTTGATACTGTTCCATCAGTACCGCCAGTTAATTTAGCACCAGCCACTGCTTGCAGTTCGCCTGTTCCTGAAAACTCAACTAGATCATTGTTTTTCAAATCAGCCAAAACTTTTACAGTTTGCGAATCCATAACAACCGTACCAAGGAATGTGACAACATCAAATGAACTTGGGTCGTCTACGTTTGTTTTAACTGTTACTGTGATGTCATTTCCACGGACACCGCTATATTTAGCTTGAGCCGTTACGTTGTCTGAAAGGCTTACGTTTGCCTTTTCGCCTGTATTCAGACGATAAAGCAAGACTTCACTAACACGTTTGAATGCTTCATTCAGCAACAAGAGTTGTGGGCTTTCTTGCTCATACCCTAGCTTTTTAAATAGGTCTTCGCCACGTCGGATTTTCATCAATTTCTTTGACTCACCGAAGCTGAGTGCTAGCGGCACTGTTACGACACCATCACCGCCAAGGCGTGTCATTGCAATGTCTTTTGATTTGACGTTGATGTAAGCACCTGGTCTTACTTTATTTTGGCGTTTCCAAATTCCACCTGCCATTACTTAATCTTCCTTCCTAGTTCGTATTCTAGTTTTGCTCGTGCTTCTTCCAAACTATAAGACTCTTCTGGGTCTAAAATAGCCCCCAAAATGTCTTTTTCTCCGTTGGTAAAAGCGCTACTTTCCAAAATGTCCGCAGTAGGGAACACAATTCCGTCTACATTATCCATCTTTCACCTCTTCTTTCACTTTCAATTCACGTTGTTTGATATCTTCCTCTTCTAACTTCAAGCGTGTGCTTGCGTTAAAAATACAGTGCAGAACGTTGTCAACCACTTCATACTGACGGTCAAATAAATGAATCGTCGGTAAGTGCAAGAGTTTATAGCTCAATTCTTCTTGCATTGCTAAACACTCGCTACGCTTTTTCTTAGGAGGAAAATAAGACAAATCCACTTTAGAACGTACTTTCACATACTTATTGGCCTCTGGAGTGTACTTTGTATCAACCACATGGATAAAAAAACAAGGTTCCTTAAAACCTTGCTCTACTTCATCCAGATAAATCCTAATGTCAGGATATAATCCCTTAATGTGACTAACTAACTCCTCGACTAACCGAAAGCCTTTATTTGCCATTTCCTAACACTACCTTTCTCATAAAGCCATCATACTTATCACGGACACGCTTTTCCATATCGCTTTTAGTATCTTCAACCGTTTTGTGAAGGAAAAACTGCCCTGGAACAAAGCCACCATTGACCGTCTTATGCCCGTACTCAACGTGTGGGGCATAGTAGACCTTGTTATAAACTTTCTGCTTATAAGTCAGTCCAGATACTTCAATATGGCTTTTAGACCAGCCTTTTTGCAAGGTTCCACCTTGTTTTCCATGAGCACTTGCCCAAAATTTGACGTGTTTACCATCTTTGGTAGTAAACTCCACCCAATGATCCGTATAAACACCGACAGGCGTTCTCTCCTTCACTTTGGACTTTAGTTCTGTACCTTCGTAATTCAAGGTTTGCCTCATGAATCGGTCTACTTTCGCATGATTCACATTTCTGTTGAAGTTGTTAGCAAACTTAGCGAAACTACGATAATCAAAACTGCCACTCATGACTTGCCCTCTAGCTTTATAGCAATTTCTTGATGTGACCAATACTGACCAATAGGCACATTAGACCGTGTAAACACTTTAACGTGCCCATTTCTATCAGTCACTTCAATCTTGCAGCCTGCAGGGATATCATAGACAACTGAGCAAAAGAGTTTCATATCATAGCCGTTAGCTTGATAGTCGCTCCCGTTCGTTGAACTATTGCTCATTTGCGAAATCCTGCAAGGAATGTCCTCTAATAGCACGCTTTCTGACATACTGGTTAAACCGTCTATCTCTTGCTCTGTATAACCTTTTACCGTCATTTTACAGTCATACAAGCAATCAAAGACTGTCTTAGCATATTCGCTCATAGTAGCTTTCTAAAACGATTCAACTGGCGCTTGTAGCGATCAAGTGATGACGGCACTTGTTTCATTCGTTGAATCATTTCGTAAGGACTAACCTTTTCGATTGTTGTATCACCCATTTTGATACTCTTGACCGAAAAGTCATCTGCGTCAGCCTTTTCAGCAAGAACACCTTGCTCCTTGACCTTGTCCAGTAAGTCGTTGATCATGTCTATCCATACGTTCTCTAAACGTCCAGGCACACTGTCTTGGTGAATATAATTCAAAATCTCGTTTTCTGCTTGGGTCAAAGCGTAGTGAAGAACTTCCATATCTTTGAAATAATTATCCTGACGCATTTTCCGAACGCATGAGATCAAGTACATTGTGTTGTCTTGTTTCAATTCTTGAATCATATTCTGTTACCCAATCTATTTGCCAATTTTGTGTTTCAAAGCGATAATACCGATGTTCTTAGGCTCATAAACACGTTTCCAGTTCTTGAATTTAGCCAAGTCAGCATTTGATGGAGTGATGTTTCCTTCAGTAACTTCTGCGCCAGTCCATTTCACACCGTATGGGTGCATAACAAGAGCACGACGAGTGTAAATCATGTCGTTGCCTTTAGCAGCTTCACGGGAGGTTTCGAATGTAGTCAATCCTGATGGATTTCCTGTATTGAGACCGATTGAACCTGTGCGGAAAAGATATGAAGTATAGATATCTCCTGTTGGTGCAATACCATCATCGATAATGACACGGTAGCCAAGGTAGGTTGGAATGTTGATGGTCGCAGTTGTTGGCTGGATGTATTGAATCAAGTTGTCTTTTTGTAGTTTAGTGTAAACCGCTGAGTGCATAGCAATCGCAGTAACTTGATCAGCAGAATCCCCAAGCAATTGTTTAGCGTCTAGTACCATAGCTGCACTAATTCCTTCAGCTACTTTCGTTTGGTCTGATACGTGAGTTTCTTCAAGCGCACCTTTCTCACCACCTGTTCCAGTAGCAAAGATACCATTCAAGGTAGCAATCAAGGCTTTTTGGTCTTCACGCAACCAATAAGCACCGATACGGTTCAAGATAGCACGTACTGGGTCAGAACCAGCTACAATACCAGTCAATTCGTTGGCAGCCCAACCACGTCCACGATAAAGAACGCAGGCAATGTCTGCTCCAGCAGTGATTTTGCCAGTTTCTAAGGCTTTGTCGCCATTTCCAAGAACCTCAGAATCACCAGTAAGGTCATTCCAGAAAGGCATGTTGACCAAAAGACCACCAGATGTAATGTTTTCGGAGACACGCTCATCTGATACTGCAATACCACTTTGAACGAAAACAGATTTAGCAGCTGTGTACTGTTGCATGTAGGCATTGTATTGTTGAGGTGTAATCGTGTCTAGAATTTTTGTAAGTTCATTAGCCATTAGTTATTTTCTCCTTGTTGTTCTAAAAATTGAGTTAGGTTGACGTCGGGATTGCTCATGGCAGTTTCCCAACTCCCTAAATTAGCACCTTGCCCATCGCCTTGCTTTGGCGTATATTGGGCTTGTTTCTCCCCGTTAAATAGATATGGACTCTTAGCACGCTGAGCCTCGATTTGTTCAGTCAAGCCAATTAATTTGCCATCTTTTACAGAGATTTCGTCTTTGTTTAAGATTTTTCCAAAAATTTCTGCATCTCGAACGCCAGCTTTTGTTAATTCAGCATCGATTAAGCGAGATTTGTTCTCATCTGCTAGTTTCGTCTCAAGCGCTTCTGTATCTTGTTTGTACTTAGCTTGTAAGTCCTCTAGCTTTTGCTGAATATCTTCAACATCTGCGCCTTTTTTCTTCAGATCATTCAAGTCTTTATCACGTTGTGTCAGCTGTCCACGCACGCTCTCCAATTCGCTTTCTTTACTTGCCGCATCATCCTTAAATTTTTGGACAGAAGCACCGTACAAAGCGAAGACTTGAGAAATTTGGTCTTCAGTTAAGCCGATGTTTGCTAGTTGTTCTTTTTTCATTTTGAAAATCCTTTCCTCTACGCTAGGCTTTTTAGGTGTTCTCCATCACCAGTCGCTCCGCTTTTGTTAGGACTACGGACTTGTCCAATAGTTGAACCTTTTAACGCCATGTTCAGGGCATAAGAAAACCGCCTCGATTTCGATGCGGTTAGATTATTTTTTAATTTCTTTGATTACTTGTTTTACAAATGCTATGATAAACAGCATCAAGAACAAAAATACCAACCACCCAAAAGCGATTGATATCCAATCCCAGATAAACATGTTTTTACTCCTTTTAATGTCATAGTCAATCAACTTCATACGATAATGAAGAAATGTCTTTTAATATTTTAGGTAGTAACTCAATCACACTTAACGTATCCGTCCCATGGATATTTAACTCTAATTTCACTGTCGCTGAGTCATTTTCGCTTGATCCTAAAAATTCTACGTTAGGTATCCAAATTCTTGCTGTATCCATTTTCAATCCTTTCTGAGTACAAAAAAAGCACTTAGATTTCTCTAGGTGCTTAATTATCTAATCGGTAAGCCTTTTGCGTAAGCTTCTTTAGCCTCCGCAAGTGTCATTTTATTAGGACCGCCATCGATATTAAACGCTCCCGTATTCTGCCAATGACAAACATCACAAATATCATAAGTTTCTACTAAATTTCCGCACACAGGACAATTCACATGTTCCCATCCATCAACCATTATTATGTTCTTTTTTGTAGTCTTCATGGTAATATTCCTCTCCGTCATCTGGTTTAAACATTGTTGTTATCCTTACTTTTCCTGAGGCGTGTCTTTTCCCAATCGCAATTGTACCCGTATCTCGGGCAAATCGAACTCTTCTTTCCTCAGTATCATAGCCTATAATATTTTTAGATACAGCAGAAGATAATAAATTTCTAGCCAATTGTTGGTATTCTTCCGGACTTTTCGCTCCAAATTCTTCCCCATGATCTTTGAAATGTCCATTTAAAGATTTCTCAGTAGGAAACTTGGACTTTGCCCATCTGATGCGGTCTTTTAGTTCCTTGTATCCCTCAACATCATTATACTTCAAATCATAGAAGCCTGCAAATGTTTTGGGCATATTTTGAGAGCCTAAAACCTGCCTATAAGCTATGAACTGCTCCTTGGTTCTGCGGACTCTGTCCTTTTCCAATCGTTCAGCTTGTAGCTTGTCTTTGATGGCAGTCTGACCATACTTATCAAGCTGCTGCTTTCGCCAATCCTTGAAGGTCTGACCACTTTCAACCTCATAGCCTTTTCCTGTTTCAATATCTCTTGCATAGCGTTTCCCACCTTTTTCTAAGGCAGGAACCGTTGTACATCGACAGTGAGGGTGCATGGTCGGGTAATTTACACCTTTCTCTGCATCCTTAACAAGAAATACCTTACCATCCAACTCACCACAAATAGGACATGTGTGAACCTCTAAGGTCGCTAGATACCTGTACTTCTTGATATTGTCGTCCTGATATTCATCCAGCGTTGCCTGAGCCTGAATACCGTTCGTTTCCGTCTGCAAAACAGTCACTGAACGATTACGAGCACGGTCGAACTCAATTGATAGAAATTTACTTGACTGGTCTATCGGATAGCCTCGGTTTAAATCGTTGGTTACAAGCGATTCTACTCTACTAACCAGTTCGTCCATATTGCTACCCCAAACACGCTCAGAGAACCGCTTGCCTTTGAAGTTTTCGTTGATCGCCTTTTGAAGATACTCTTCTTCTAGACGCTCAGGCTTGAAATTCGGTTCTCTTTTGGTCTGTTTATGGTAGTTATAAGCACGATTTAAGTAAGTTTCTTGGTAGGTTTGTTTGAGATGTGTTTCTATTCGCTTGTTGATTTTACCAGTCATTTCAGCGATATCCATCTCAACGCCAGCAAACAAGGCATCTGCATTTGTTTTGACCTTTATTGACCTTGACCACTCTGTTAAATCAGGATGTTTCTTAACAAAGCTAGCAATCTCTTGCTTGGTTTTCAATTGGTCAGTCTTAGTCAGGGATAACAGATAAAATGGTAATGAGTCACTACGATTTTTAGATACCCTCTCAAACGCCTCTAAACGCCCTGTAATGCGTTTTAGTGTTCGGTGGTATAAATTATCGATGTAGTCTATTATCTCGCCGAGGTCGTCAATCTGAGCCAGCTCATATAGCAATCTGTCTTTCTCTTCTCGATTGAGGTCGTCAAGAGATTCGATAAAGGCTATTTTCTCTTCTTTATTCAGTTTCCGACTCATGCTCTACCTCTTCCATGTCGTAGAGTTTTTCAGATTGTTCCTCTTGTTCAGCTTTCTGCAAGCGTAGTTCATCCTGCCAATCTTCTACAATTGGATTCGATTTAGCTACGTTCTCTCTTGATGTGATCGTTGCAAGAGTAGAAACTATTTGAGCCATTTCTGTGTCGTTATTGATTGAGTTCCTTGTCCATGTTTGCTTGATTTTAAGCTTGTCGGACAATCCTAGATGTTTCAAAATCATCTTAACAAGCGTAGCATATCCACTTCTGAACTGAGTTTCCATATTCCCAGCTTTTAACTCTAAAAGAGAATATAAAAACTTCAAAGCAACGCCAGAACTGTTCCCTAATTTGTCTGTCTCAGGGTTAACACCTTGGCCACTAATGAAGATTTGTTTTTTAGTCCGCTCTAAAATCAGATTTCTTGCTTCGGTTGGAATGTCAATCGCAATGGTTGTAACTCCTGACTGGTCTCCCATACCGTCGTTGTCCATCTTAATCATCTTGTAGCGTTTCAAATCTTCTAGAAATTCTTGCTTGTCCTGCCCGCCGTAGTTTGTAAGAACAAAGATAACCTCTTGAACATCATCTGTATCATTGACAAATCCACTGAAAACCTTGTCATAAACATCAACTAGGTCTTTGATTGGCTTCAAGTCATTGGTCTCAATTTCATTATTTTTGAATGGAATAAAAGGAACAATACCAAAATCATGTTTGAAAGTGTTGTCGCTAGAGTGGTCTCCATTCATGGTATCAATCAAAGAGATTGCTTGGAATGTCTCTAATTCATCCAGAGGCTTATTTTTTTCATGACGATAGAAAGAGCACTCTTTGTCGTTCCAATATTCGTAAACAGTGTAATTCTTACCATCTGTTTCATCAATGCTAGAGTAAACTCGCAGTACACCCACCAACTTCTTATCCAGGGATTTTGAATAGATTGGTATTACTTCTTTTGAGTCGACGCAGGCATATCTAAACGAGTTATCACTAGCGTCTTTCCAAACGTGAAGCCAAGCGATGCCAGCATTTCCTGCATTCACACATAGTTGCTTGCTAATACGTTCATAATCGTCTCCTAAGACATCCACGATCATATCATTTACCTTTTTATCGTCCACATCAAAGGTAGGCGGATAGGTCAACGCATAAGCCTTTTTCTGGTCAAGCAATAACTGGTGCCAGTTGTGACTAATACGGTTGTCAGCATTACGAAACGCATTATCTTCTGCTTTTGCTTCATTCTCAGCACCTTTCTTATCGGCAGGCTTACGCTTTCGTTTAATATCATTCTCGTTACGATAGTATTTCTCAGCTTCAGCTGCTTGTGAGACAAACTTTCCGTGCTTAACCATCTGCGACGAGATTATTTTTTTAATTACTTCTATTTCCAAACAGTCATACCTCCTGACTTGAATAATACTGTGTAGCAGAAATAACGCAGGGCGTCCATTGCGTGGTCAAATTGCTTAATAGGCTTATCTTCACCATTTGCCGAGGCTTTCTCATCCCAGACATAAGCGTGGAACTCTTTCAGCGTATTCACACAACTCTCATGTACTGCTATTTTCTCTTGGCCCAGCATAGAACCAACAAAACGAATGCCTTCAAGGACATTATTTCTAGCTTTTTTGATTTTATATCCTCGCTTCTTCAATTCAGCAATGAATGAAGCAGCAGACGGGTCAATAATAATACGTTCGATATTCGTATCTCCTAACCAAGCAGTTAGATCATCAGCGTACTCAGCATTGGTCTTCTGTACGTTCTCGTCACGACCTGAGTAATAATATTCTCTTGTTAAGTAATACTTGCCATTGATGTCTTTTTCCCACAAAAGAAAAACGGTCGCATTCTGCGTACCGTAGTCGACCGAAACATATTTGCCCAGCTTACTCATCTCTGGCAAGGTTGATACAACATGCTTTTCCTTACTGAACATATCGTAGACAATACCTTCTGCAACCGTCCAAAGGCCTTGTATGTAGCGCTGATAGAAAACACCTTGATATTGACTTCTATAACGCTTCTTGATGTTCTCTGAAAGAGAAAGGTTGTCGTCCATATCAAAATGCAGATAAAGCATATTCTTTGATTCTGCTTTGTCTATCCAGTTAACTTTAAACCAATGATAAGGCCCGTCTGGGTTGCAGTTAAACCACCACTTAGAACCTGTCACGGAACACCGCCCTGTACCCTGGTTAACAAACGACTCAGGCATAAGCGCTACTTCATCGAAAAAGATACCTGCCAGCGTTAAACCTTGAATAAGATCCTGTGAACTCTCGTCCTTACCGCCGAAAATATAAAAATCATTCGACACGTCGCCTTTTGAGATTTCTATCAGGTTATCCGTCCGATGATAGACGTAGCTAAAACCTCTTGACTGTATCATAACCAACAACAGTTTCAGGACGTTACGGTTGAAAGAGCCAATTGTCTTCCCACACATGGCAAAGTTCTGATGGTTGAATGACGTCATCGCCCAGATAACAAACGCTAGGCTCATAGAGACAGTCTTACCAGAACGGATAGCGCCATCAGCAATAATGCCTTCTGACTCATGAACTGGAGAGTTCCAAAGCCACCAACTTAGCACCTTATTCTGCTTTCTGCTAAAAGGTTGGAATTCGAATGTACTGGTCTTTATTTTTCTTCTCGCCACGTTTCTTCGACTATCCCTTCTAATGCTTTGATAAAGCCATCATCATGAACGTTCTCAGGTTCATTGTCAGGTAGTTTAGATTTCAGAATCTCAATTCTCAATCTCTGCTCCTCTGTAGCAAGGCTTGAGCGAGTCAATTCATCATATGTTTTAATCATATTTCTAAGTTCTGACTGTATTCTGGCAATTGCAGCTAAGGCCTTACCCTGCTTATCCCAAGCAGTGTGAACCTCATAGCTTTCTCCGCCTTTTGCTGTGCTTGCAATAAGCATAGTGGTTGTATCATCAACGTCCTGAACGTACAGAATGCGCTGGGCATGTAAAAGATTAGCATAGGTCAACGTGATGTTTTCCCAAAGAATATCAATTGGTTGCTTATCTGCCAGTTGTTCGTATATCTCATGCACTCCTTGCGGTAGATACTTAGCAAACAGACCATGTTTGAGGGCGTTTTGATTACCTATACTTCCGCCTTTGCTGTTCTTATTGCCTTTCGGTGCTCCTCGTTTCCTTTTTGTAGTACTACATTCATCTTTTGTAGTACTACATTCACTCCATTTATCTCTTAACTTCCAAACTGAGATAGTTTTTTCAGGCACGCCCAACATGTCACCAATCTTGCGGTTAGTGATGTTTCCGTTATTCTGCTTATAAATCTCAAAAGCTTTATCTCGGTTTGGGTCTCGTGCTCTGCCCAACCTATTACCTCCTATTTGTCCGTTTTGTAAATCAAAAAAGCCACTCAAAGAGTGACTGTATGCGGTAAGTGGGTGCCTCCCCCACCAGAGCCTTATATAGCGCTACTTTATCTCTGTCCTACAGGTTAATCAGCCTAAATCTAATTACCGCCCTGTACCCCTATTGTGATAGCTACTCACAAAGATACAATTGGAACGACAGGATTCGAACCTGCCTACGTTTCAGACCCTTTATAGTCATATCGCTCCACCAACTGAGCTACGTTCCAACTGCAAGGCGACTACTACCTTGCGTGTTAATTAGAAATAAATTTTCTGATTTATTTTTTTGTAGTCTTTAACGGCGATGCCCGGAATCGAACCAAGGGAAACATAGGAGAGAAACCACTTACCTGTCACCGCCAAAACGAGGCCGAAACCTCGGAAAAATATAATAAAGATAAAGGAGACGTCAATTAACGAAATAGAGGGAAGGACTCGAACCCTCAATGCCCTTTACGACACCCTGATTTCAGGTAACCATCTACCAATTCTGAGACCTCTATATCTGATTATTGACAATACTATTTTATCACGTAAAATAAGCCATTTCCTAGCAATTTACTTGCAAATATCTCCCAAAAATTTACGAAAGACAATTAACTTACCTTTCCGATAGGCTTCTGCAAATTCCAAAGCACCTCTACTAAGCATGCGATAGAACTCACTCTCAGAATAACCTAAATCCATATAGATAGCCTTGTCTGATAATTGGATTTTCATATCCATGTACTTCTTTGCGATAATCTGCCGAACGTATGGATCCATAATGCAATTCACCGCTCTCTCGATTTCCAAAACCTCTGCCTCTGCATCCACATGTTCGATAACCATATTCTCAGTAGCTGTGTTCTTACCAGTGAATGTCTTTGGTTCAAATGAGTAGGTCGTTGTGATTTTAGGCAAATACTCAGCGCCTGCCATTCGAACATACGAGCGATAACTCTCTAGAACGTCATAGACATTTTTCTTGGTGAATTGCACGTCAACTCTTTTTAATAACCTCACAACATAGCTCCTTTATGATATAATATTTTTAGCGGAATATCACAAAGGAGTCAGCTGTGCTGGCTTTTTTTATTTTATTCTTTATTAGTGATCACACTACCTGCACCGTTAACAGTGACCCAGCCATGCTTCTCTCTGGCTTCTGCTTCTTTCATCCGGATAAGATTATCTGTGATTGAGTCTGACTTAGCTTTGTTGGCCTTGGCTTCACCTTCTGCTTTGATGATACCTGCGTCTGCTTCTGCTTGAGCTTGAACTTTCTTGGTATCAGCTTCAACTTTTGCTTTTTCTTGTTCCTGCTTAGCTGTGTCGATTTCTTTTTGTTTTACAGATTCATTTTTGATTGCTGCTTCAATTTCATCTCCTGCGTCTTGGTCTGTGATGGTAAAGGATACAAACTCCAAATCGTAAGACTCAAATTTTTCTTTGAGAGCTTTGTCGATCATTTCATAAACTTCTGTACGCTTATTACCAAGGATATCGTAAATATCGTAATTTCCTGTTACAGATTCAATAGCACGCTGAACAGCAGGAGATACTACACTATTATTCACGTTTTCTAAGTCTGTGTAATTAGAGAAGACCGTCATGGCTTTTTCCTTGTTTACACGATATTTTACATCGATATTAGTATTTAACCATTGACCGTCTTTTGTCTGAGTCGTTATTTTTTCCATTGTCTTAGTTTGAACAGATGTCGATAAGGTGTAGACTTTGTCAATAAATGGCATTTTTAGATGATATCCTGTTTGTAGGGTGTTTTCTTGTACACCTCCAATTGCGCTAACCTTTACACCGACTGTGTTAGCTGGGATACGCTTCACAGCAGTGAGACGAAAAAATCCAAGTGAAGCAATTGCTGTAACTGTAATGATACCGCCTTTAGCAAGTTTTGTAAGTGTCGTTTTTCCTGTTTCGTGATTGTATTGTGTAAACATTGTTTTTACTCCTTTTTTAAATTATTTTTCCATAAGTATGTTGTCAATTATTTCTGGGTCCATTTGATAGCCTCCAAAAGTTCTAAGATTATTCGGTTCCATTCTTCAATTGTTGTTTCTCTAAAATCAAACTGAGACATCATTTCAGCTCTTTTGAATAATGCCCTCTTAAAGAATGAAGTTTTTTTATAAAAATCCATATCATCTGTTTTAAATTCGGTTATGATTTTCTTCCCATAACCCTCTATCTCTACATGGACTCTTGTTTTTCCATATAGATGTAGAGGCTCAGCCCAAACACTTCCTTTCAAGTCTGATTCAACGACTTTTTTAAGCATTAACGATATCTTCTTAGCTTCACTCTCTTTTTTAGCACCACTGAAAGGGTATCTTTTGGGTCTCATTCCTTATCCTCCAAAAGCTCTCTGTTTTCATATACATTTCCCACGACCTCGCAATCAGTATGTCGTAGCCACAATTCACATCCGTGTTGTTTGGATTCAAGACGATACGCTCCACCGTAATGCCTTACAACCTCGTAATAAGTGGGTTCAGAATAGACATCCTTAGACATTTTGACTATATCCCCCTCAAAGATTTCCTTACCGTTTCTGTCAAACAATCCTGTTGATTGCATAAGTGTGATTTCATCAAACTCTACTGACATTTCTGTATATCTTTCAGTATCTCCCTGCTGACAGATATCCACGAACTTGCTATCGAACGAAATATTAGTAACATCACACATCCATTTTAACGACTTCATCCACACTCTAAATTTCGGCATCATGCAAATCCTCCTCTTTGACGAACGAACCGTCTACCATCTTACCCTTGCGGTATTTAATCTCATTCCAAGCCATCTGGAAGCACTCAGCGATAGACCAACCTTTCTGCTGACAGTAGATGGTCAACACTACCAAAATATCACCCACGGCATCCTTGCCCTCATCATCTCGTTTCTTGAGATGCGCCTGCGCCAGTTCGCCTGCTTCTTCAAATAACTTCAATGCCTGAGCCGTGCTGTTGTCTGGATTGTCTAGCCCTCGCTCTTTCGCCCAATGTTCAACATGATGCGCTAATAATTCCATATTTGTTGTCATAACATCACCTCATCCCCTACTCTAATCTTCTCATACTGCTCTCTAGTGACTACGAAAATCCCATAATCTTTGATAGTCACTGTGTATAGCTTCCCATGTCGTCCTTTCTCAAGGACTTTACCAAAAATTTCTGCGCCTTGATTATCAGCTTTATAGACAAGCATCGGGCGCTTTTCTTCTAGTTTTTTAATGTGGATACTCTGCCAGATATTTAATCCAGCAGACAATAAAATCCAGACAGCTATGAATCGTTTCAATCTATGACCTCCTCAACAAGAATGTATGTTCTTTCTTTGTTTATTTGTTCGTAACGTGCAACTTGGTAACCTACAATGTTTATTTTAGCCTTGCCACTGGTTGCTATTTTGGCTTTTTCAATATATTCATTGAGTCTCTCCACCGCCAGCTTTTCTTCGTCGTCAACGAACTCCATGAACACTCTCATCACTCCACCTCCTTGCTATCTAATTTTCGTTTTTCAATTTCCTTCAATCGGTCAATTTTGGTACTGACATAAGCCATAGCATGTGATAAAAGAGGGTTAGGATATAACGGTAGCATTTTGAGTATTCGTTCGTAATACTCAAGTTCTGTCTCTTCTTTAGGAGTAGTTGTCCTGATTTTAGTCATCGCTCCACCCCTTTTTTGAAAGCTATATTCAACCATAGATTGTATTTGTGCATTTTACGCTCAATTTTTTTAGGTATATCCCTTTCAAAAACAATAAGCGGACCATCTGTGTCTTCTGTATCTGAGTAATTTATGATTTTATCTTTTGAGTAACAATTTAAAAATTGTTTTCCAAAATGGTTGCGAAAAGATATTTTGAATATTTTCTTTTCTTTGTAACAACTTTTAATCATTATTCGTCTTCTTGATTTGTTTAATGACATAAGTCCACCTCCTCAATCTCAATCCCTTCACAATCGAACACCCAACCGAAGCCAGCTTCTTCTAGTTCTTTGCGGGTAAGTTTAGAATATGCTCTGCAACTGTAGAAAAAAATAGCATTCTCATCAGGATTACTCATAATGTACTGATTAGATGCTTTAATCTTAACCAGATACCTCTTCTCTTCATCGACCTCGTAGCCGAATTGGTGCATGTTGACGAGGGTTTGAAATGGTTTTGTGCTAGCGTTTAGAAACCACCTTTCAAACTCATTAAGTTCAGCGCCATCAAAAGTCGATGGAATATTATGGGTACATCGATACAAATTCCCTTCAAAATCATCCTTATTCTCTTCATACCAATCCGCCACAAACTGCTTTACTTTGACTTTTCGGGGTTCGTCTAGTTGTTTCAAATCTTCTAGAAAAATTTGACGAGCTAATTCTGCTCTTTTAGCATTCCACTTTCCCTCATAGCTTTTGTATTTCTCAATTAATTCCTTAACATTCATCTTCCCTTCCTCCATAAATCAAATAAACTGCAATAACTACCTGAGCCATGCTTGGCGAATAGCCAACCCAATCATCAAACTCCTTAGATTTTGGCAACCAACCCTTAGCAGCTCCCAAATCATAGTCTGTAGGCTTTTCATCAGCGAAGATGCATTCCATCGCTCCCATAAACGTCATACCATCTTCTGCCATTTCCCAAAAGTAGTCCGCCCGGTCTTTCACCGCTTGTGGTAAATCTTGCTTGGGAGGTTTGGGCTTCCCATCTTCTACCGACCAGCCGTATACTGCATTAACTTTTTTCTTTAAATCTTCCATCATCTTCCAACTCCTCGTTATATTTTTCCACCAATTCATTCAACCACGACCAAGGTTCGGTTTCTTCACTGATTGGGTCAACCTCTCTTTCTTGCAACCAAGCTGAGAAATTAACCACATTATCAATATAAATTGTGTCGTAATCGCCCCAATCCCAAACAGTTAAATAAATTTCTGTTTCAGTTCCATTTTCATCTTCAACCGTTATTGAACCATTTTCAACCCACACTGTACCAAAACACAATTCGCAAGTGCCAGTCTGTTCTTCCTGAAAATCTGAATGGTATTCTGTCACTTTATATTTCATTTTCCAATTCCTTTATTCTCTTCTTCCATCCTTTCACTTTCTTTTTAAGCAAGTCACGTTCCTCAGACCTGCTAAAAGCAAGCGATTTAACACACGGCTCAGATAGTTCAACTATCCTTGCCTCTGTTTGCTCGATTGTGCGTTTCAGTCCGTCGACTACTGTTTGTTTATCGTACTTCATCTTCTAAAAAATCTTTCAATAGCTTCTCTATAGGAGACCTCCACCAGACCGTCTAAGTCGTTCAGGGCTTCAATATAGTCTGGACGACCTTGCCCGTACTGCTCTTTCAAAAATTCAACAAAGAGATGAATTTCCTGATAGGTTGCTCCAGCCATGTTTCTTACCTCACACTAAAACGGAAAATCATCTTCTTCAAGGGCGTATCCTGGCATTTGTTCCTCAATGTTCGAACGGTTAGCTGTATCATCACGCTTTGCAAGTCGCTCAAAACCATCTGCGACCACCTCAGTCAGATAGACCCTGCGCCCTTCCTGATTCTCGTAATTCCTTGTCTGGATACGACCCGTCACACCGACCAGATTTCCCTTCTTGCACCATTCTGCGAATAGCTCCGCCTGCTTGCGCCACATCATACAGTTGATGAAGTCCGCCTCTCGCTCGCCGTTTGCTCCCTTGAAATTCCGATTGACCGCCAGAGTAAAGGTAGCAACCGCTACATTTGACGGCGTATATTTTAATTCAGGGTCTTTCGTTAAGCGACCCATCAATGTAACGTTATTGATCATCTTTCTTCTCCTTTCTTGCTGCACGTTCCCCAACTAAGTAGCCGAGAAATAACCACAGAATAGCCATTCCAAATTCTTTAATAAGTTCAATCATTTTCTTCTCCCTTCATTTGTTCTGCATCTGTAAATGATTCCATTATCTTAATAATTTTTTCTAACATAGATTTATGTAGAGTGATGTAATTATTTTTCTTCACTTGTTCACAGAAGATACAAATTCGTTTGCCAAGATAATTACATTTTCCGGCTGAATGGTAACTTTCATCTGACTCAATTTGTTCTTTATTAGCTGAACTAACAAGAATTACTTCATCAGATTCTTTCCAATCAGAAATTCCCATACATTTGTGAAGATTCTCAAATGCTAGATCCATTAAAATATTTTTAGCCATTATTCTCCTCCTGAAAAAGTCGCTAAATAGTAACAATCCTTCGAACCGTAGTCAAACCGTGTCGTCCGCTGACCAATGTGCTTCTGAAATCTTGGATGAGTGATAGCCGAGAAAGCCCACTGATGGTCTTTCATATGCTCAATGAGATCATCGACATTGTCAAACGTTCCAAGGTAAAACTTGCAGTGCCCGTTGTAAACGAAGTAAAGCTCTAACATCACTCCACCTCAACAGGGTAAAAGTTCCCAAAGGAACCCCTTAATGCCTTGCCAACCTGTAAGGCTGCAGCCCGAGAAACAAACCGCAAGGCTTTCTTCTCCTCGGAACATGAAATGTCCAAGCCAGTCACTCCAATAACTGCGGACCTCAGAAACGACTTATCCTCTCTTGTCCCATGCTTTAAAATAAACATCAGGCACCTCCATCCTAAAAATATTGCTTCCGCTTGTTTGTCAAGTCGTTGAAAACAATCAAATGGTCTTTATCCACACCCTTCATAAGTCTGGACATAAAGGGTCTGCCATATCTTTTCTGAATATCAGCAGAAATCAAATTCGTGGTAATAATCGTATTCGAACGCTTATTCAGGATATTGTAGAGAATAGTAAACGACCATTCGCTATCCTTCTCCATACCCAAATCATCCAAAACCAAGAACTTGGCACTAGCAATCTTATTGACCAGGAACTCTTCCTGACTAAAGTCCGCCTTGATTTTCATCAGCAAGTCGGTCACATTGATAAATATAGCAATCTCTTTCGTGTACTCCGATAAAGCTTTGACCATAGCAAAAGCCAAATGACTCTTGCCCGTCCCAGCTTCTCCCTGAAGTACAATATTGTTCCTAGCACCCTCGGACCACTCACGACAAATCCGCCTTGCAAAAGCTAGCTTTTCCGCTTCTTTTTCAGTGGGTGTCTCAAAATTGTCCAAAGTAGCATTTTTCAGAACCTCATCATAAAGAGAAAACTTCTCAAGATAGTATTTCCTCTCTCGCTCATTCTCAGCGTTAGCCAGTTCATTCACTCTTGCTTGATTTTCTTCATGAATCCGCTCAGATTCACACATGCGACATACAACACTCTCGGTCCTCAATATCTTTATCAAAGGGATGTTATGCTTATCGCAAAACTCTTTCTGTTGTTCTGTATTCCTGTGATAAGATAAGGCAATTTCCTCAAACACATTGTCTACCATACTAGCCGACCTCCGCATTCATGCCAGCTAGCCATTTCAGACAAGCAGGCAAGCACTTGATGAATGGGTTGGTTCTCTAAAAGAGTTTTCTTCTCGTAGCTTGACGGATAGTAGTCTATCTCGAATTGTTCAATTAGTTCTAGTACCCCCATTCTTCCTTGGCCTCCTGTTCTGATATTTCATCATTTTGTTGTCTTGACTGATTGAAGTTCTTGCCCTCTTTATATTTACGGTCGTCCTCATCTACCTGTTCAATCGATGTGAAACCTTTCTTTTTCCAACTTTCAAGAATGGCTATTAGATAATTGAAACTAGGCTTGTGTGACCCTGAAGTTTTCTCGACTGCACGGTTCAACATATCAAAACTCATTCCATCAAGTCCTACATAATCAAGCAACTGTTGATGTGACTTATCAGTTAGATGGATTCCGCTATTTTTCAAATTTTCAGAAAGGCTGGAACTAATCATCACCTTGTTATTAATTATCTCTATATCTTTATCTAATTCTTTATCTTTATCTAGTGCGTTACCATGCGTTACTGTAACGTTATCCATAACGTTATCCATAACGTTACTTTCATTGTTCTGTGCAAGTAATTTTTGTTTTTGTCGGTGACGTGCGGCTCTATTTCGATTTTGCTCTTTTATTTTTTCCATGCCGTCAATGTTCTGATGTTTCTCCCAATTAGGTAACACTATCACTCCATCGATTTTTCAACCATTCCAAACTTTTCAAAAACCTCAAGAGCCATACGAACTGTATTCAACGGACGATGGAATGTTTGTGCGAGCGTTTCATCGGTGTATATAATGTTTTTAGAAATGGCTAGTACGCCTTTTCTATTCAATTTTCCTGCTAGTGTTATAAGTTTGATCCAGATTACAATAATGGCGTCACGATCAGGTAAGGCATCAATTAGACACATCTTTTCATCGTCGAAAATATCCGTTGTGATTTTTATCCACTTGATTTCAGACATAGCGAGCCCCCCACTTCCTGCGATTGGCACGGTACTTCATCCGCATATCCTCATAGATGTGCATACCCTCTAGCGCCAACTTCTCGACCTTTAGCAGCTTATTTTCAGAGACCACATCACGATAGTCCTTAGCTAGTTTTTTATAGTCCGTTAGGTATTCTTTGATGAGTGATATTTTCCTATTCTCGTCCTCTAAATATATTTCAAAGTCAGACTTTTCTTCATCAGACGATAACATTTCTTTATTCACTCTTTCATGCCACAACAGCCATTCAATCAATTCTTCCATTTCCTGACCTCCTCATTACAAAAGTCTGATTGCAGACTGTTTAGGTTCTGGCAAGGCCAATGGCTCAGGACGCAATCCTATAGGCGGTTCGTTATCAAACGTAAATCCTTTAAACTCCCGACGGATATTCTTGCGGATTTGTTCTCTTTCAATTTCACGGCCCATTTCAAGCAATTCATTACAATCTCTAACCACTTGCGTATCATACTCTTCTTGCAGTCGTCTTTCTTCCTCTTTTTGCTTTTCTAACTGATGAACTAGGATTCCTGCGCTAATAAATCCCAAAATAACTGCGCCAGTTCCTAGCAGTTGGTTTAGTAATGGTGGTTCAAACATTTCTTCTCTCTCCTATACTCCGAATTGTTTTTCTTTCTTGATATTCTCAAGCATTTCTGATAAAGTTTCTTTCTTTGTACGATAGCGATTACGACTTTTCCATTTGACAAACATGCGAAATCCTTCGTAGTCGATAAATACAATCTTATGAGTTGGGTTATCGATAAACTGCTTAAAATCAGGATGCTCACGCATTTCACCTGCCCAGACTTTTGCAGTCCCTGGAGTCAATCCTTCCCATCTCTGACAAAGATGTTTGTAATCACCATGCGTAGCTTTTTCGTCCACATCAACTGGTTTGTAAGTGATTTCTGTTTTAGGCATAGCTTTTTCCTCTCTTTCGTGTTATAATTCAGTTAGTTATTTTTGATATGCGCCTGATTGCCGTCAGGTGCTTTTTGTTTTATCTTAGACAGAAATTCTAATCTTTGACAGGCTTGGTTTTTAATTCAATTTCAATAATACTAAGTCGATCGATTGCTTCCTGCAATTCTTCGGCTTTTTTTGATACTTCTTTACAGGCTTCCTTTAGTTCTTCAATACCAGAAACTTCAACATTAAGCCGATATCCTATTGGTCCTATTGGTCTCATTTCATACCCTCGTCTTACTTTCCATCGCCCTGAGTTCAATCTCACGGCTGACTTGTCTCAATAGCTTCTCACACGCTATTTTTGCTTCTCTGTACGTTGTAGATTCGCTGATGAAGTAATCAGCAAGTTCGATGACTTTATCTTCCATGATTTTCTCCAAAAATCGGTCTTAAGACTCCTGTGCCTTCTCCAAAATCATTGAGTAAATATTACGCTGTTTTTGAAGAATATCTGGATTCTCATTTAAAAATCTAGCAATTTTCAAAGCACTATCAAAGTCCAAAATTAATATAATTTTTTCGTCTTTAGTATAACCCTCCGTAATAGAACCAAATGAGTTATCTATACTAGACAGTATTTCTTCATCCAAAACGACTTTTGCTGATAACAAATCAATACTCATGCTATTTTCTGCTCCTATTAGTTGATTTTTTGTTCTATTTTTTGTTAGCAATTTCATCAATTGTGTCTAAAACAAGTTTTTGCATCTTTTCTCGTGCTTGCAATTCATTGCGAAAGAAAGAATCAAGCATTTCGGTCAATCTATTCGAATATCCTCGCAATAGCATTACCGTTACCAAAAATGAAGTAATTACTGAGACGAGAATCGCTGAAAAAACACTTTCCATTTTCCTACTCCTTTCAAACCAAAGTCCTATATTAGAAATTTTAAACCTCTCTCTTTTATTTATTTGGAGAAGTAGGACTTGTTGTCTTTTAATATTTATTGTTATTTAATACTTGTTGTTAGTTAATATTTATTAGTGCCTTATTTTACAACGTTGTAAAATACAATGTTGTAAAATACAATGTTGTAAAATGCAACTTTGTATTAAGTAATTGTGGATAACTCAGACCGCTTCGTAGCTATCGCTTCATCAAGACGTTGCAACATAATTTCAAATTGAAAATCAGTTATTTTTGTATCTGAGAAGAATCTGAAAGTCTGAACTCCTCGCCCTCTGCCGAGGCTTTTTTTAACAGTCCGTAAATATCCAGCTTTTTCAATCTTTTTGAAATGCCTTAAAACCATTTCGCGGCTAATATTCAACCGTCTAGCTATTTCCTCTGGATAGACTAGCCAATTCTCTTTATTGCTGAGAATGACCATCAATATTCCAATTGTGGCAGGTTCAAGTTTTGAATCTCTCAGAAAATCATTTTTAACTGCTGTATAATCATCTGTTGCATTTCTGAAAGATTAGTTGAACATTCAAATTTTTAAAGTCTGTCATACGCTCTCCTTTCTATTTCTAATCTCCATTTCTGCTATAATATAGTCAGAAAGGAGGTGATTTTATGAAATCCTTTAAAGAATTTCGAGAATCTTTAACAGCTGAAGATATGCAAGATATTGCTGCTAAAGCTAATGAAGCTACTAAACAGATTGACCATACAGACGGATTGCAACTTGGGATGGTCAGTAGTTTAACTTCTGCAATAACTACTATTGAGTTACTTGAGAAGTATCATGAATGGCTTCATAGCTAAGACGCTTGAATTCTTCTAAGTCTATCTGAAAATTGATAGGCTTTTTTATTTTTCCGCTATACGGATATCGCCTTGGTCTCATTCCTTCCTTCTTTCTAACCTGTTAGATGTTCCTGATTAAGGAACTTGTTGATAAAGTACTGCTGTCCTTTGCCAGTGACTTTTGTAGTTGTATTGACTGTTGTATGACCGTCAGCATGGTTGATATTTGTCTTTTTCAACTCAAATAGACCTAACTGCATGCTTTTTTGTGTTGGTTGGTTCCAAGACTCTCCACGACGACTAATGAGATAGCCGTTAGAGCGTAACCACTGGAAGAGCTTGTTTTGACCAATGTCAATCCCATTCTGTTTCAGAATTTTAGCTAATTCACCGATTAGACAAGATGACTTGCTTGCACTTACTGCGTCGGCAAATAGCACCTTAGGACGGTCAGCCTCAATCTGCGCTTCCAGCAATTTTTTAGCCTCACGTTCTTCTTTGAGCCTTTGTAATGTTGCTATGGCAAAATCAGGGTTATCCAATAGCTCATCAGTTGCAAACATCCCATTTTTTCGAATTGTGGGTAAAACTTCGGACGTCACCCAGCGTTTAAATTCTTTGGCTTGTGGTAGCCTGCTGGATAATATGAGAGAATACAGACCGCTTTCGTTGATGATGGTTGTTTCTTGCTTTCTTCCTAGTTCATCCATGACGCCCCATTTTAGGGCGTCTTCTGAGTCAACATGAGTAGATAAAGCATTCCTAGCTTTTGCATATCCTAATATTTCTGCTACATCTTTCCCTACAAAATAAGGAGTGTCGTTGACGGTAACTGTTCGGACTGTCCGCCCGTGAAAATTAAAGATTTCATTCATAACTTCTCAGCTCTCCTTTACTGTAGGTGAAATAGATTATTTCACTATGCATCCTAGATGTATCTATTTCCTCGTTGGTAACCCCTATAAGTATTGGGTTGTTAAAACTATGTGCGTAAGCTAGCAACTGATTTGTTGGATTTTTAGCACCAATTTTCAATTCTATTACTACAGGTCGCCCTGTAACCTTTTCTACTGCAAAAATGTCAATACGACCAGTAGAAATAGAGAACTCTGTTTGAGGTCTTTCATAGCCAGGGAAGAGTTTCTCAAAATTTTCGTAAACTTCCCTCTGCATTTCAGCCTCATTGTTTCCGTCATTGAGTTTTATCTGACGCCTACAGGTTATCTCTAAGTCAATCTCATCATTGAGATAAACTGCTGCCTCGCTCCAATCAGAGAAATAAAACCCCTTTACGAACTCTTTTAATTTTTTGAGTTCAGAAATATCGGCTTGTACTTTCATTTTTGACACATACAGATAGAGTTGTTCAAACGTATTGATTGACACTACTGGTTCCTGATTATCATTCAGGGTTACGTTGATGAGTTCGTTCATAGCATTCCTTTCTAACTTGATTTAAAATCAAGTTTTTGTGCAAAAAAAATTATGTACCTAGCAAATCACTTGCTTTGACGCCGTAAATTTGGCACACCTTAATAAGATTCCCTGCTGAAATTGATTTTATATCTTTTTCCCAAGAACCCACCGTGTTAGCAGTAACACCAACAGTTTTTCCAAATTCTTTTTGATTAAGTTTATTTCTCGCTCGAATCTCAAGAATTGTAATTTTAGGTTTTACATCTGTCATTTTTCTTTCTCCTTTCTTAAATCTGATTTTATTATACTTGATTTAAAATCAAGTGTCAACAGTTTTATTGACTTTTTTTCAACTTTTTTTGTTTTTTTAACAAATTTTGTTGATTTAAAATCAAATATACTATATAATATGTTTGTAAGGACGGGAGGTAAAAATAATGCTTAGCAAACAAATTGGAACAAGAATTGAATCTTTGAGACAAGTTAACAAATTAAGTCAACTAGAATTAGCTACAAAGATGGGATATAAATCAGACTCTACGATTTCTAAATGGGAGAACGGAACCAATATACCGAGCGGAGGAAAATTAGTAAAATTGGCGCAAATTTTAGGAACAACAACAGACTACATTTTATTTGGCGGAACATCTGTAATAAACGGCAACAATCACGGCATAAACGGATTAGATGCTGGAAGTGGCAATACCAACACTTATAATTTCGGTGTAAACGATAGTATAGATAGTCGTAACGAAAGTATGAAGGCTCTCGGTATCGCAGACATGAAAATGTCACGCGCATTATTGAATGCCCAAAACGAGACCGTTAAGAAACTAGATAGAATCATCGAACTTTTAGAAGAGCAGAATAAAATTTTAAAAAAATAAAAGAGTAAATAAAAGGAGTAATTAAAAAGGCAAAAATCGTAAAAGTAAAATGAACGACGACATCCGAACTATTGGAGAAGTCGTAAGCATTTATAGAGAAAAATAAAATAAAATAAAGGAGAATACCCATGAAAAAACTACTAACAACATCAGCAATCTTGCTTAGCGCTACAGTCTTGGTAGCATGTTCTAACAACCAATCAGCTACCAAAGATAGCGCAGAACAACCAAAAACAGAGCAAACTAAAGCAAATGACAAACCTGCTTCTAAAAAGGCTACTAGCTTAGACGATTTTAAAAAAGCGTTAGAAAGTAATGGCTTCACTATCAAAGAAGAAATCTCAAAAGAAGCTAGTCTTATTCAAGCCGAATCAGGAAAAGGGTTCATCTTAGAAGATGATACTGCTGTAGAAGTTTACGAATACTACGATAAAAACCCAATGTTTAAAGAAGCTAAGAAAGAAAAAGAGTTAATCGGACATCCTGCTTATATCTACGGAAATTATGTTGTTTTAGTGCTTAATGCTACAGACTCAAAAGATAAGATTCTAGAGAGTTTCAAAGGGTTTGAGTAGATTGTTGACAGTATTTATAAATTGAACTATAATTAAGTTACTTAGAGGTTTACCCTCATAATTTTAAACTTTGCACCTTAGCGTGCCAGGGAAGTAACTTAACTGTTGCTTCCTTTTTAAAAACTAAAAAATCCCCACGCTCTCAAAACTTTGGCGAGTCTGAGCGTGAGGATATCCTGGATAGTAAAAGGCATTAAAAAGCCCTCTTTACTATACCCATTTTATCAAGAAATGAGGTGAAAATCAATGTGGATGGAAGAACTTTCCAACGGAAAATACAAGTTCTTTGAGCGATACAAAGACCCTTATACCGAGAAATGGAAAAGGGTGTCTGTAACCCTTGACTCTGGATCAAGCAGGGCAAAGAAAGAAGCTCAGAAGCAGCTGGATGAGAAGATAGCAGAAAAGCTACAAAGTCTTACTACTACTGATATGCTTTTTACAGACGTACTCAACGACTGGTGGGAACTTCATAAGAAATCTATCAAGCCATCTACTATCAAGACCATGGTCTATGCCGTAGATGAAGTAAAAGAGACTTTTGCGCCTGACGTGAAAATAAAAAATATCACTGCCAAATACACCCAGCAGTACTTTACGGACTCGGAAGAAAATCATATCAAACTCAAAAAGCAAAAGTCAGTACTAAGCATGGTTTTTAAGTATGCGCTTGATATGGAACTAGTAGATAGCAATCCTATCCAGCGTGTGAGACTTCCTAAAAAGGTTGTCGCATATGAAAATATGGAAAAGATTGAAGATAAGTTCCTTGAGCAAAGCGAATTAAAAAGACTTTTAAAAGCTATGAAAAGCTATAATCGGGGCTATCACGTCGCTCGTATGGCTGAGTTTATGGCTTTAAATGGTTGCCGAGTCGGGGAAGCTGGGGCTCTGAAGTTTGAAAATTATGATAAAGAAAATCGCACTATCACCATCAATGGCACTTTAGATCCAACCAGGAAAGGTTCTGAGGGTATTAAGACCACCCCAAAAACTTTGTCATCTATAAGGGTAGTTGACTTAACCAAAAAAGAAATAGAGATTATTGAAGAATTTATCGAACTGCACAAAATCAGAAAAAGCACCAATCCGAACTACAAAGACATGGGATTTATCTTTGTATCAGCAAACGGCATTCCTATTCATAAATCAAGTATCGGCAAGCTTATGAAAAATGCAAACGCAACTCTTAAAAATCCAATCAACAAACCACTGCACCCGCATATCCTGCGCCATACACTGATCAGCACACTTGCTGAAAACAATATCCCTTTAAAAGCAATTACTCAACGTGTTGGCCACAAAGACAATGGAAAAACAACAATGGAGATTTATACCCACGTTACAAAAAATATCAAGTCAAGAGTCGTAGACGTGCTAGATAAAATTTATAAATAGTTTTGCCCCTTTTTTGCCCCTTTTAGAATAAAAAGAAAAACCGCTACTCCTAAGAATAGCGGTTTAATCATGTTTTTAAGCTACTA